CTGCTGGTGATAGTGGGGAAAGCCACGAAACAAAAGTCAAGTTCAACGAAGAAAAGCAAACAGTTTTCAATGACATGGCGGCCAAAAAAGCCTTTGAAACTCGCGAACAAAAGCGAAAGAATGAGGATTTACAGCGCCAGCTCAAGGAATTACAAGCAGCTCAACCAGTTGAACAAGCGCCAAGCATTCCTGACATGCCTAGCCAATACTCAGATAATTATGAGCAAGAAATGGCGGCAAGGGATAAGGCGTTACAAGATAGGGCAGCTTTTGACGCTAACGCTAGCTATTTACGCCAGCAGGAAGATTTGCGGGTGCAAGAGAGTCGGCGATTAGAGAATGAGGCCTTAATGAAGTCGCTGAACGAATATTCAGGGCGCGCGAAGAAATTAGGCATTAGTGATAAAGAGCTAGAGATTGCGGGAGGCACAGTGTACCAGTACGGGATAAACGACCATGTTACGAAGTATATTTTGGCAGATGAGCATGGGCCATTAATCACTAAGTACCTGAGTGAAAACCCTATGGCAATGGAGTCTTTGCACGATATGCCACCTATAAGCGCGGGAGCTTTCATTGAGTCACAAGTAAAGCCACAAGCAATAAAACTTAAACCAACTACAACTAACGCGCCCTCCCCCATAGAGACTCTTGTAGGGGCTGGAGTTCCACCATCGGAGCATCCAGCATTGACGGGCGGTGTATTCAAATAATAGGAGTTGCCACTCATGGCTAACGATGCAGAAAGTAACACCACGAAGAAGGTAATGCGTAGTTTTATTCCAGCCTTTGAAAGTTCAAAGGTTTTGACTAAAACTGTAAACACCTCGCTTTATTCGGGGCAATTTACCCCTCAATTCGGAGATTCAATTGCTATTAAGCGTCCACATCAGTATAAGTCTGTAGAAACGCCTGATGGTGACATCACAGCGGAAACACCCAATAATATAACGTCGGGTTCTGCTTCTGCGGTAGTTCAGGACTACATTACCGTAGAGATTCCATTCACTAACCGAGAAGAGGCTTTAGAGCTTGATCAGTTAGATAAGATTATTGCTCCAGCAGCGCAAGAGGTTGTCACTCGTTTAGAGACTAACCTCGGCCGCTTCATGGTAAACAACTTAGGCCTTCATAACGGCACGGTAGGCACTGGAATTACTAAATGGGGTGATGTTGCCTCTAACCAATCGTTAATGTCGTCTATTGGCGTTCCTATGAGTGGTGAGCGTTATTCGGTAATGAACCCTTACGCTGTTCAAGACTTGGCTGATACTCAGACGGGCCTTGCATCAGGTGATAACAGCTTGGTTAATATGGCGTGGGAAGAAGCTAAAATTGCTAAGAACTTTGGCGGCTTGCGAGGCCTTACCTCTAACGCTTTGCCTTCTACCACCCTTGGAGCATTAGCTGGCGAGAGTGGGACTATATCAGTTGCGCCTAACAGCACTTACGTGACAGCCAAAGACAGTATGACGCAAACAGTTGTATTGACGGGCTTGACAGTATCGACGGCTAATGCGGTTCGTCCCGGTGATACTATTCAGATCACTGAGGCCGGCCGATCTAGAATTAATGTTTCTACTCGCGAAATTGCGTTTAGCCAAGCAGGTCAAATTCCATGGTCTTATAAGGTCGTAAGTGGTGGTGATACTGATGGCGGTGGTAGTGTATCGGTAGTGGTTGCGGCTGCGGCCATTAATGATGCAGATGGTCAATATAACAACATAGCAAGCCCTATTGATGCGGGTGACACGTTCACTATTCTAGGTAGCGCTGATGAGGTTGTTCAACCGGGCTTATTTTACCATAAGGACGCTATTGCTTTGTCAACAGTTGACCTACCTAAGCTACACACTTGGGATACAGTATTTAATACTAAAGATGGCTTCTCTATTCGTTGTACTAAGTTCTCAGACGCACGAGGGAATACGCAGGGTATGCGCTTTGATATACTCCCTGCCTTTGGTGTAATGAACCCCTTGTTTGGTGGTACATTTTGGGGTGCTGCTTAGTAATATCGCCCCTCCGGGGGCTTTTTTTTGGGGCTTATATTATCTATATATCTTATTTCTTCTACAAAAAAGGCGGCTACGTTCAGGTTGCTAGCTGCGAATCAAACAAAGAGTTTTTGCTGGTTATGGGTGCGGTCTTATTGGCTGATGATGTTAAGCCCCCCCGTAAAAGGGCTAAAAAGGCGTCTAATAATGGCAACAGCGGCGAAAGTAATCACAGCGGCACTACAACGGATATTAGTTCAAGGCTCCGAGTCTGACCTACAGCCTGACGAGTATCAAGACGCCATATTCGCAATGAATAATTTTATGTTAGCGCTCGACGCTGATGGCGTTTCATTAGGTTACACTGAGGTAACAAATCTAGGTGACGAGGTAACAATCCCAGCGGGTGCATTGAGAGGCCTTATTGCTAATCTAGCTATCGAGGTTTCACCAGACTACAACGGAACAATCACTCAAGGCTTAGTGGCAGCGGCTACAGCAGGCCTAGCAGTAATGCAAAAGCTAGGCGTAAGCACTCCTATTACGCATTTACCTTGTACCCTTCCCATAGGTTCAGGTAATGCTAACCATTATAATTCAAATTTCTACGACTGCGCCGAGGATGATATACTAGCCGAGACAACAGGCAGCATAGCTTTAGAATCAGGAACCAATCAAGCGGCAGGGGTATAGAATGGCTCATAATAATAGCAGGGGCAGGAAGAAGAGTAACTTTCCAGCTTCACTAACTACTTTAGCAGGTGCAAACTTAGACTTTTTTGTCCAAGGTGTTAACTATAAGATAAGCTATGAAAACTTTATAGCTGGTTTGGGTGTTACAGGGACGCTAGAGCAAGAGGGCAATGTTTTAGGTACGCCCATTTTAGATACTCAAGGCACTGTTAACAACATCCGTAACTTAGAGAATGGGCCGGGCGTTAAAGCCTCGGTTAGTCCTGAGAATGGGATAACTCTAGAGCATAATTTTACAGCCAACAGTGCTGGCCTACCGATCCTTGCAAGCCCAGCATTGACTAGCCCAACTATTCGCAGCCTTATAGCTGGGGATGGTATAACGGTTACTAAAGACGCTAACGACGAGGCGCTTATTGTTGCGCTAGGGACGCCAGCCTCAACTAAAACCATTAATATCAACTCAATATCAGACTTTCCTGCCCCAGTCTCAGGTGTTATTACCTTAGAGGGGGATACGGATTACTTTATAACCAATGACATAACCACAAATAACAGGTTTGTTGTTGGGGATAAAACACAGGTTAGAAGTGTAGGCACTGAGACTATCACACTTACCTATACCGGCCCAGATACTATGTTCACTGGCACTGATGTTTCGTTTAGGGCTTCTAATATAGCTATAGCGTGTCCAAACGGCAAGCTAGCCTCTATAACGGATACGGTAGGCAACGAGAAGATACACAACGTATATTATGACACTATAACGGTAACAGACTGTAATCATGCTGGTGATTATGATTCATTATTTGCCTTGTTTGTTCATGCCTCAGAATTTAGTCGGGTTAGAACTATGGGCTTTGAGTTCTTTGGCGCGGCTCAAGGATTCGGATTTATTGATGTCCAGTGGGTGGATCACTATATAGATGCTGGTGCTATGTATCAGTTAAACAGCACTGTATTTGATGGGATTAGCTTAAACAACCATATCAACGAATTAAGCGGCACTTCATTTTTTGTTGATGGGGCTACAGCAAGCGCTAACATAGCAACTGGTGGCATAGGCACTATTACATTAGGTAGGTTTTTTGGCACCGGCACCCCGTTAAATAATATTACTTCTATGGATTCAAGTTGGGACATGAGGCTTAACGAAGGGATAGCTGATACTCGCCCGGATGCTTTGTTGACGCTCAGAGGCAACACAGATCAAACGTCTATAGCAGCTAACACACCTACCAAAGTTACCGGCACATGGGTTGTGCAAAGAGCGGCACAGTTTAGCGCTAACGCGACGGGAACGGCGCAATATCTAGCGTCAAAACCATCGGGCGGCATACCTATTTCAATCGCTGGTACGCTGAGAATTGTGACGGGTACTAATGACGATGTGGTTGTTTATTTAGCGATAAATGGGGCGGTAATTTCTGAATCTGGCTCTCCTGTGGATGCGTCTAACAATACACCCGGTATAACCTTTGCTACTGTGATTTGGCAAGAAGAACTACAGAGCGGTGATACTGTTGAGATGTGGGTCGAAAACCAAACCGATTCTACGAACATTATTGTTGAAAACGCCACAATCAGGGTTAATTAATGCCTATCACAACGTTACCCATAGCGAACGGTTTTTATCTTTCTGAGAGCTTACCAATATCGGCGCAAGAATGTACGAACTGGTATCCTAACATCGTACAAACTGAGGGGCTAAATAACGAAACTTTGTTTGGCACACCGGGGCTAGAGCAGTTAGCTACCAGTGGTCTGCTAGATGAAGTTAATCGAGCCGCTCAAACGATGGCGGGTATACCTTACTTTGTTAATGGTAACTCTCTCTACCGGCTTAACAGGTCAATAGTTAATAGCGTTGCTGTTTATGACCTTGAAGTATTGGGACTGGTTGAGGGAGAGGGTAGAGTATCTATAGCTAACAATGGCACCCAGCTAATGCTATTAGTGCCGGGCGGTAAAGGTTATATATTTACTGAGTCGCCCGATACATTCACGGAAATAACCGACGTTGACTTTAGAGCGAACGGTGAGCCGCAAATAGTTGTTTATATAGATGGTTATTTTGTATGTACCACTGATTCTAAGAAGTTTATTATATCTTCACTTAATGACGGGCTGAGCTATAACGCTTTAGATTTTGGCACAGCAGAAGCAGACCCGGATGATATTGTTGCCCCTATTGTTTTCAAAAATCAATTGTTTATTGGTGGAACCTCTACTATGGAGGCCTTTGAGAATATCGGGGGTGCTGATTTTCCCTTTATTCGTACAGGCTTGTTTTTAGATAAGGGGATAGATTCAGCTTTTTCTATTATCGTTACCTCTGATACGTTTATGTTTATTGGTGGTGGCCTTAATGAATCACCTGCGATATGGGCTTTTGCCGGCAACACTGTACAGAAAGTCAGTACAACAGCTATAGATTCTATATTACAACGAGTAACACAAGAGGAATTGGAGCAAGCATTTAGCTGGTCTTATGCACAGAAGGGGGCTTATTTTATTGGGTTCGCTTTGCCTGACACTACAATAGTTTTCGATACAGTTTCGCAGCGCTGGCATGAAAGGAAGTCAAAGATTACAGACGTTAATGGCGCAGTTAATACTTTGCGATTTAGGGCTAACTCAGTAATAACGGGTTACGGTTTAGTTTTGTGTGGTGATTCTCAGGATGGACGGGTTGGCTCACTTGATCCAGATATTTACGACGAGTATGGAATAAACATAATCCGTAGAGTAGCCACCCAACCATTCCAGAATAATATGGAGTCTTTCACGGTTCCAAGTTTAGAGCTTACTGTCGAATCAGGGGTGGGTAATGATGCAGTAGACGACCCACAGATGATGCTAGATATTAGCCGTGATGGTAAGAATTTTAGCTACGTTCGCACTAGAGCGCTGGGCAAAAAAGGGGAATATACCAAAAGGGCTATTTGGCGTAGAAATGGCAGAATCGCTAGGTTTTCTGTGTTTCGGTTTACATTAAGCGATGCAGTTAAGCCGGTAATAATTCAACTCACTGCGGATGTTGTTTGATGGCTAAACTTAATGCAGCCAATGCAATAACAGAAGAAAACGGAACAATGACTCAAGCATTCAGGCGAACTATGATTGCGCTTGATAATAACCTGCCTATTGTTGGTGAAGGTAGCCCAGAAGGCATATTAGAGGCCCCGCAATTCAGTTTGTATATAGACAGTTTAGGTGGTAGTGGTACAATAGAATATAGAAAAATGCAAACAGAAATTTCAGGCAATCGGGCTATGGGTTGGGTTTTGGTATGATGACAGGGCTAACAATCAAAGGCGGCGACATTCTACCGAGGAATAAAACTATTAGAAATAAGGTTTTAAACTTGGAGGACGCGATAACTAGAGAGTTTGGAAAGACGGATAGTACCGACGATATAGCGCCAATCAATAATTACCACTGCAAGGGCAATTATGCTAGGGAGATATTTATAGCGGCTGGTACTTGCATGATAGGCAAAATCCACAAGCACGAACATATAAATGTAATCTCAAAGGGGAGTTGTGTTGTTGTTACGGAAGCTGGAAAGGAAACCTTGTCTGCTCCACTAACCTTCATATCTATGCCGGGAATCAAGAGAGCTGTTTATGCTTTAGAGGATACAGTCTGGACTACCATTCACCCTACCGATTCCACAGATTTAACTGAAATTGAAGATGAAGTAATAGCTAAGAGCTATCACGATTTAAACAATACAATAGAGGTATTATCATGAGCTGGGGAGCTGTAGCAGCAACAGTGGTAACGGTGGGCGGCGGTATCGCAGCCAAAAACCAAGCTGACAAGGCGCTTGACTCGCAAGGCAGGCAGCTAGAAAGAAACGAGCAGTTTATAAAGGATCAAGCAGAAAGATCAAGAGAAGATGCTTTGCCTTTGTTTGATGCAGCACAAGAAAGTCGGGAACGGGGATTTCAAGGCGCTTTAGACGTATTTGGTCAGACAATACCACAACAGGCTGATGTATTCCAGCAAGGTAACGTGGGTGCTCAACAGGCACTGCTAGCTGGCCAACAACAACAGCAAAACGCGATTTTAGGACTACCCGCTAACTTGTCAGGGTTTCAGCCACAAGCTTTACAGTTTGATTCAAGTTTTGCACAGCAACAACTACCACAAGCAGAGGGATTCCAAGCCGCGCCAACACCTAGCGCCATACTTGCTGAGGCAGGGGAGGCTAGGTTAGGTAATGTGTTAAGCGGTATAAAAACCAATGAAGATTTATTTAGAGCTGCCTCAAGGGGTGAAATACCCGACATTTCAGCTAAGGACCAAAAGTTCTGGCGTAAACACTTAAGAAACGTGGAAGGTGGCCCACAAGGCCAGAGTAGTGGATTTATTAATAATCCAGATGCCGCATTGCGTACAGTGGTCGGCGTTAAAGGTGGATTTAATCCAAAAAATGAAAGGCGTTTATCTCAACTGCTAACCCAATTCCAAAGAGCGAGAGGCTTATAATGGCGAGAAGATTTAGAACAAGCAGAGGCCGTGGCGGGTTAGGTCGTGGCGCGGGTATTGGGGCTTCTCAACCAGCTATCGCAACTCCCCCACCCAATGCTCAGCCTGTAGGCCTTGGCGGTGGTGCTTTTAGAGCTGGCGCTAATCAGCCTTTAGTAACAAATACACCGGTGAATTTACCAGCCCAGCCATTGCCGGCACAACAAGCGTTACCACAACAAGCGCTACCAGCTCAAGCATTGCCACAGCAAGCATTGCCGCCTAACGTACCACAGACCGGGCTAATCGGTTCGGAGCAGGCTTTAACACGAGCTTTGCAAGGCGCTATGGCAGGCTTAGACCTTGGCTCAACTCGTGCCAGAGCTGATATAACCGCTGGCAGGACTGGAGGTCTAGGAGAATTATCACAAGCTAGAACCCAAGGCTTAGGGGCTATTAATCAATCTATAGGCCAAGGCGTTTCTGGCTTAGAGCAATTTACGGGCGCAGGATTGCAAGGCCAGCAATTACAGGCGGCTTTAGCAGGATTGCAGGGGCAAGGTGCTTTTAACCAAGCTTTAACCAGCAACCCAGCTACACAGTTTTTACAGCAACAAGGCGAACAAGCAGCGTTAAGAACAGCGTCGGCGCTTGGTGGCCTTGGTGGCGGTAATGTAAGGAAGGAGCTGTCTAGGTTTAACATTGGATTAGCGGCCCAAGATTTACAGAATCAATTTAATAGAGCTGGAGTTTTGGCAAATCAAGGATTGCAAGCAGCAGGCGGCATAGGGCAGCTACGAGGACAGCAAGCAGGATTGGCTAGCGGTTTAGTTGGTAACTTAGGCCGAGCAGGCGCTGACATCCAAACTCAAGCCGGTCAAAACCTTGGGAACTTAGGTTTTCAGGGCGGTTTATTTGCGGCTCAGTCAGCGCTAGGTACAGGTCGCGATCTTGCGGCGGGTAGAACTAGGGCGGGTGAGCAGATAGCGGGGCAAATCGGCGGTACTACATCATCACTAGCAAATCTGATTAACCAGCAAGGGGCCGGGTTATCTGACATCACTGGGACGGGTGGCAGTAATTTAGCCAACCTATTATCTGGTGCCGGTAGCTCTCAAGCTCAGTCAAACGAGCAACTAGCCCAACTATTAGCTAATGTTAATCAAGGGTCAGCTGGTCAAGTTTCAGGCGTTGGGCTACCTACGGCTCAAGGTGGTAATTTATTGGGAAGTATCGGACAGGTGGCTGGAGGTGTGGGTAGTTTGTTAAGCGCATTAAAACCGCAGCCGCAGCCACAATTTCAGCCTATTGCTCCCAATCAATCGGCAACAATCAACACTGGCAATCAACTTAGAGGCTTTGCATAATGGCGAATGCACAAGAAATAGGTTTAGCTCTGCAAGGCTTATCGGCTGGTCTTAGTGGGCGTGGCGGTGAGTTTCAGCAGAACATGCAAAGACAGCAAGCTTTAGAGCAAGAAAACTCTAGAGTTCAAGAAGATCAGGCGAGAGCCGCTGATCTAGAGCGTAAAAAGACATTATTTACCGATAGTGAGGGTGCTTTAAACCTTGTTAATAATGGCCGGTGGGATTTAGCGGCGTCAATGCTTGGCGAGAGAAGTGATATTCTTGAAGAAATGGGGATAGCCGACACTAGGCTGTCAGATAACATGGCTGACATGGCCACTTTATCCGCAGAAGGAAACGAAGAAGCACAGCAAAACCTACTTAAACAGCTTAATGATAATGTGCTTATAGGTCAAACTAGGGGCTTCTTACAAGCGCCAGAAGCGCCAGAAGCTACAGCAGAGCAGCGAACTTTCGACGCACTAACCGAGGGTTTAAGTGAAGATGATAAAACAAAAGCCAGAATGATTAAGTTAGGATTATCGCCTAGGGCGGCTAGCCTGTCTGCCGTAGAACGAATAGCGGGGGATAAGGCCTTAACTGATGCGGTGGCTAATTCTCAGCAAACTATTAAGGAACGCGAGAAGTTTGGAGTAATGACCGGCGCATCTAGGGCCAAAACTATTGATTCAGGTTTTGATAAATTGGCTAAGATAGATGGAGCGGTTAGAAATATCGACCGGGCTATATCTGTGCTGGACAAAGGCGCTGGCGTTGGTGCTATAGAGAAATTCCTGCCCTCATTTAAAGCGGCCTCTGTTGAACTTGATAACATACAAGGCTCTATGGCTTTAGATGTTGTTGGTGCTACTACTTTTGGCGCTTTAAGTGCGGGTGAGCTTCAACTAGCTAAAGAGGTGGCGCTACCTACAGGCTTGGAAACTGACGAGCTAATAGACTATTTAGGCCGAAAAAAGGCTGCACAGAATAAGCTTAGGGATTATTTTAACGAGCAAATACAATTCCTAGACCAAGGCGCTACAGTAGCTGGATTCTTGAGACAGAAAGAAAGGGAAGCGACAGCTGGTGAAGCTCAAGGCCAAGCACCTCAGGCACCAGTTCAAGCGTTGCCATCCGGTGTAACTGAGGACGACATAACAACAACCATGCAAGCAAATAACATGACTAGGGAACAGGTCATGGCTAGATTGAGGGGTGGGTAATGGCTGGTAGAGACTTATTTGCTGACAACCCTAGCCTAAACCTCACTAAGCCTGCTATCGCCAGCGGTGGTAGAGATTTGTTTGCTCAGCCTCAGGGAGCGTCACAGGAGGGTTTTTCTATTGCCGAAACTGTTAGCAATATACCTTCCAGCGCTGTGCAATTCGGGAA